ACTGGCTTCAGCACTGGCTCAACCACTGTTTCCGGTTCGACGTGAATCGTATCGTCATCAACTTCGCTCATGATTTCACCTGCCTAAAACTGAGTATGCCTTTGCAATTCCAACCGTTCACGCCTGATCCATCGTACCACGGATCTTCTTCGGGTGTAAAGCCGTTAAAGATCACGTTTAGAAACTCCAGCCCGTCAACATCAAGCGTGCCCGCCGCGTTGATTTCGTCGTTCAACGTCACGATTCCGGCGTGTAGATTTGCGTGAGACGAATAGCCGGTGAGCTGAAGCCAGCAAGTCAGATCCCGGCCGCTGAGCTTTCCCGTCAGGATGACTTCACCGACTGCCCCGAACCATCGCTGCGTTACTCGCGCGGCATCGTACGGGCCCGGTTTGACGCTGCCGTTCAGATGCGATCCGGTGTCGATTCGTTCGACGTTGTCTTTGTCGGTCAGTGTGATTGTCATGGTGCCGTCGCCGCCGGAAGCGGTGCCTCTTTGGGTCTCACGGCTGGTTGTGGTGGACGCTGTTGTTTTGGTTGTTGGCCGACAATCGCTTCTTTCACTGCTCGCATTTCTAAAAGCAGTTCGCGGAACCCTTCGTTTGCGATCATCGCGTCTGTCAACTCCTTGGGCGACAGTGAGCCGCTTCTGTCTTTGTCTGCGTTAGCGACGGCTGCCCGCATTTCGTTCGTCATTTGGCCTTTTGCATTCAGATCGAGAAGCATTCCACTGGCTTCGTCTCCGCTGATTGCCCTGTCTCGGTTTTTGTCCACACTTTCAACCATCAGCTTTGCGTTGTCTGCAATGCGACGTTCTTCAATCGATTTCACGCTGCCAGCCAACTCTTGAATGATCGCGATCTGCGCATCAAGCTTTGCTTGGTCCTCTCCAGACACGCTTCCGCCGACCGGGATGAAACCGAACGCCGTTTCTCTTTGCTTTAATTCCTCAAGTGTCGTTGTCGCTGCGCTCGCGGCATCCTGACCCGAGGCCATTCGAACCTTCATCGCCGTTTTTGCATCGTCCAGCGTCAGCGAGTCAAGCCCCGAGGCATTTGTCATGCCCTCAACGGCACGATTAAATGACTCGATAATGCTGCCTTCGAGTGCCGTCTTTGCGTCCGTTACCTGATCTGCCGCCTTTGATTTGTTTGCCGCCTGAAGATTTTTGGTGTTCTCGGCAATGACTGTCACAAGTGCGTCAAAGTCTTTCTTTGCCCCTTCTTGCGAAGTGACGATTGCCGCCGCCGCTGTCTCAAGTTCTTTAGCCTTGTCCGTTCCAGTGACAATCTGACGGACTGCCGATTTACCTTGGTTTTCTTCGATCGTGCTGAGGAACTGTTTCGCGATTTCTGGATTCGCTCGCATTGCCTGAACGCGATCGTCCATCGTGCCGAGTTTACTAAACTCAGCGACCTGATCGGCAGAAAGCTTTGACTTCGTTCCGTCGTCAAGTGTTGCTGATGTCTTTGGAATGAACGAATCCATCTTGGAAAACATCTGCCGCATTGTTGTGCCGGTGATTGACATGTCTTTATCTTGCAGCAACTGTGACATCACGGACGCCATTTCAAGCGTTCGTTCCCCGCCAAGTGCGTCAATTCGTTCACCTTTGGTGTTGGCTGCCGCCATCGCCGTTGCCATGTTGTTTATGGAAACAGACAAATCCTCTCCGCGTGCTGCCTCTTGAAACTGACTAAGCTGGCCGAGTGTAGATTCAAAATCTCGATTGCCGGTCGTTGCTGCCATCGTCAGCATTCCGGACATGATCGGAATGGCTTTCTGTGCATCGCCAGCGGTCAGCTTGAGCGTTGCTGATGACAGCTTCAATGCTTCGTCAAGATCCTTGGCCCCGCCAGAAATACCAGCCGCCAACATGCTGGCTAGACCTTCTTGAGTCACGCCCATTTGCGGTGCGTTTTCCTCAATCATTCCTCGGGCTTTGCCGACGTTATCCGCCCCAATGTTCAGTGCCATTTCCGCAATGGCCCCCTCGACTGACTGCATTGTCGTCGATGCTTTCAGTCTTACCTGACTGGCTCTTTCCAGTTCAGCAATAGCCGCTTCCAAAACGATCTTGAAGCCTGCCATGCCTGCAGCGAGCCCGGCTAGCTTTGTCACGGCAGTGTTACCGAGCGAACTCAACGCAGATTGATTAGTGGCCATTGCCTGCTTTGCACCGTTAAACGATGCTCGCAGTTCATCCACTTTCTTTTTTTGATCGGCGAAAGCCTTCGTCCCAATTTGCAATCCAGCCAGTGCTGCCTCGTTTTGCTTTAACTCCTGCTCCAGCTTATTAAAGCTCCCGGCCGCCGCGTCAGCACCTTTCTTCGAGGTGTCCGTCAGCTTCTGCATCAGCTTTTCTTGTCGCTCGATCTTGCTGTCAATCTTCTGAATCGTCGCCAGCATACTCTGAGCTGTCGCAATCCATTCCACTGTGATGATTTCATCAGCCATCTGATTTGCCTCTCTGCAGTCCAAGCGTTGAGAGGAACGTATCCATGATGTGATCTTTGCCCGTCCACATGTCGAGCCGCACAGCTACTTCTGGAAGAAGCCTGTAATTGACTCGCAGCAACTTCAGCAACCAGTTGATCTGCACAGACGGTTCAACACGGAACACCATGTCGCGAACACCGAACGATTGCAGATACTCATCGCGGATCAACTTGGCTTCGTCACACATCCAGGAGAACTGGCGGATCGTTTCCCATCGCATCGAACCGTCATCAGCGTAGACTGCCCGAGCGTCGACCGTGTCAGGTGTTGGCAGTTTCCACTTCGCGGCCCCGAACTGAGTCAGCGAACCAGCCTGCGTGTAATTCCTGCGAAGCTCGCCCTCCTTTGGCTCTTCCTTCGTCCAGAATCCGACATAATAAAGCGGCTTCCCGTCGATCTTCTGGACGGACGGAACCCACTCTTGCTCAGTTGGCGAGTAATCATGCCGAGAGCCGATTGTGTGCATGTGGGCGATCATCATTCCGGCCAACTCATTCGGCCCGCTCATGCACCGCACGGCATTATGACCGCCGAGCAAATCGAGTAACCCCGCAGCTTTTGCGCGGTCCTCGATCTCGGGTGGTGAGCAATCCGGAATGAATGTGAGGAAATGCACTCAATAGCCTCTCGCAAATTATGGCAGGGCAACAGCAGTTGCAGCAGTCAATACTTTGCCGTGTAGCGTAATCGTCGCGGATCCATCGTCGTTATTGCTGACGGAAACGCTGTCTGTGTCAGCAAGGCCCGCAGCGAAAGTGAATCGAATATGCTCGGCTGTCGCACCGGCCGTGAACGTTCCAGAGTCGGCCCGCTTCTTCATATAGAAGTTGGCGGAAGTCATCGCCGTAAAGTCGCCGACAGTTCCGGCGATTGCGTCGAAGTCGTTTACGGTGAGCTGCATCGTCGGAACTGCTGCCTTGATTGATGCGAACAGCGGAAACAGTGATCCGGATCCCAGGGGCGGCTTCACAACTTCGATGCCTGGCGTCACTCGGAACGATTGAACACCCGCGATTGCCGTCCCGTTAATGTAGCACGGCCCGAGCGTGTATTCAGCACTGAATGACTGTGCCGCGATGGCTGCGGAAACAGTGTCGTCGCAGCCCTTCACAAGACCGTCAGCCGAAAGCCAATGAACGTCCATGTTCGCCAAAGCGAAGTCGCCGTCCTGGCTGGCCTCAAATGACGTCGGAACGATCAGGGCGTTCGCCCCGGTGAGGTTTACATTGTTTGATCCTGAGACGAACAACGCACCGGCAGACCGGATCTTGAAAGGAATCGTGATTGTACTGGCAAGAAGAGACAGGCCAGCGCTGCAAAATGTACTCGTGTTCAATGCGACCAACGCGGCCAAGTCGCCTGAGACGATCTGCGAAATCTCGCCGCCCGATTTGCCACTAATCTGAACGACGGCCGCACCGCCTGAGTTCATGGCCTTGCGGTGTTCCTGATTTGTCGAATGATTCGCAGTTGTTACCTGCCGAATGTTTGTTGCACCGAACAGGGCATCCGCACATACAAAATATTTGGCCATTATTTCGTCCTTCGTTTTCGTTTGCGGCTGTTGGCCGGGTTCAGTGCTGCGATCCTGTAATCGATCGCCAGTCGTTTTCGTTCTTCAGCGATTTCCGCTTTGGACATGACCGCGATTTCTCGCTTCTGCCACGATGCCATTCGCCTAGTGTTCTGTCGGGTCCATCTGGCCTTCTGCTGCGGGCTCATGGCTGCCCACTCTTCAGCCGGTAGTTTCGACCCTAGTGCCGCCCTGATCTGCAGCCTTGCTCCGTCTGGTGTCGCCGTGATCTTTGTCCTGATGGATTCCTTCATCTTTCCGCTGGCAACGTTCGGAAGATTCTTCGTCCGGTACAGTCTCGCCTTTGTTTTTTCCCACTTGGCCGATCGTCGCCGGGCTCCGTATTCGGAGTAGGCCACCATCTTAAAGTGCTTTGGCAATCGATTCGCAACATGGCGTTCCATGTTCTCGCGATTCAACTGCCGCATGATCCTGTTGTGAACTCGCGGAAGTAATTGAGCACTCCGTATTTCAAGAACGATGTTAATCGTCATATGAAATCAACCCCGAGCGACAACACGAAATTCCACTCACTTCCGCCGCCGTTGTTGTCCGGATCCAATCTCCCAGGCATCAGCGGAATGTCGACGGTCTTGACCATCTCGCCACCATCGCGACTGAGTGTGGTGTTGATCGCATCGAGCAATGCTGAAAACTTCTGCCAGATCCAAATGTACTGCGTTCCGTAAGTTGCTTTCTCTGCGTCCGGCATTTCCAAATAGAAACGGATTTCGAAGACCGCCGTTCCGTGAAGCCTTGTGGCCTTCCATGTCGTCGACAGGCTTGTGATATCCAACACAATGCAGGGATTTGAGCTTGACGTCGGTTCGTCCTGATCAAGCTCAACAGCCCCGTAATGGATCTTCTTGGCCGCTTCTGCCGATGTTGATACACCGCAAATCGTTTGCCATGCGGACAAGCCGGAAAGCATTGTTCGCAGACTCGCCAGCGATGTTCCAACGTCCAGAGCTGCCATTAAATGTCACCAGTTCGGAACACTCGCCCGCCCTTAACTTCCTGCTGAGTGCGTGCGAGCTTTGCCGTTTTCATTCCCTGCATTGGGTCAGACACATGAACAACTTCGTATCGAAACGCCCCGATCTGGACCGCATCGGCCTCTGTAAGTGTCGACGTTTCGGCAATGTCGAACGTTCGTGAATGCGTGTAACCGCGTCCGCGAACGTCGTCGATTGCTGGCATGTCGTCGCCGGGGATGCCAATGATGGTCTTGATGTTGCCTGCATCACCTCCAACAAAACGCTGGCATGTTTCGGCAAAGTCATCGACTTGCAGAAACACATTAGCGACGTCGGAAATTATCAGGGTTTTCAAGGACATTACGCACCATAGGCGAAGTTAAAGATTGGCCGGACAGTAGCAACTGTGATCGACGGAACGCCTGTTCCTGATGCCTTGGCAACTGCGATGTAAGGCTGAACGTTCAGACCAGCCCCGAGTGCCGACATGTCGAACGTCGTGGCTTCTGCAACTCGCTCGCCTTCGATGAAAAATCGAACGTCGGAAAGACCTTTTTCAAAATCGATTTTGAAGGTCTTGTATACACCAGCAAGCGTCTGTCCGGTCGCTTTGTCGTCGTTATCAACGGTTGCGTCGTCGGTTTCGACGACGACCGCAGATGTCGATGCAGAGCCCTGCATTCTGAACCATGCGTTTGTCGCGATGCTGTCCAGCGTCGCGTTGTGTGCCGATGCCAGCCCGAAAACGATCGTCGTCACAGAGTCGACACCGGCGACCAGTGCCACGAATTCGATGTATTTCAGTGTGCGAACGTCGAACGCCAGAACGTCGTTGTGGTACAGAACAGCAAGCTGTGATTCGCTGGTGCTCGTCAATGTCAGCTTAGCTGCACCGCCGTCAGCAGTGACACAAAGTGCAGTCGGAGTTGTTCCAGTCAGAACCGCCGTCCAACCGTTTTGACCTGGCGTTGTCGTAAACGCCTGCGCTCGTGTGAAATGTTCTCCGCCGATTTGCGGCCATTCGATTGTACCACGATTGATCATCGTTATTCACCTTTCGAGTCTGTTTGCCCCTCTCGGGGACTGAGCTATTCGCGGGAAACATTCCCGAACAGTAACACTGCCGCAAGCCAGTCCTCGGAAGGACTGGCTCTTGGCTAACGCAGAACGTGGTCAATTATTCCCCGTTGTGTTTCTGCATACCGCGATGGTCCAGAGCCTTCGCGGCTACTGACTGCAGCACATAGTAAGTGCTTGCAAGGGTATGCTCGTCACGCACTTCGCGCACCTGTGGAGTTTCCTGACCAGCAAGGAACGTGACTTCGACTGTTTCAACTCGCGTCGGATCTGCGAACAGATAGAACGCTTTTGTCGATGCTGCATCAAGCAGTGGTTCCACGACAAGTTGCAGAGATCGAGTCGCGTTGAACGTTCCGGCCCCGGTAGATGCTGGATCGTAAATCGAGTTGATCAGCACTTCCGCTGTTGTTTCCAGTGTTGCCGGAACAACCAAGTAGGACGGAGTCAGATTCAGGATGTCTGAGGACTCAGTTCCCTCTGGCGTGTTCTCGCCTCTCATCAATCGCATCAGAGCCTTCATCGCTCCGATGGTTGCTGATGTTGGCGTTGCAGATCCAGTCGTGAGATTCTTTCGGAATCGCAAGCTCGCTGGCGTTTCAAGAAACAATGCCTGCCCGTCTCTCATCGTCGGGTTGCTGGTGACTTGTGCCCACGCAACCGTGTTAACAGTTCGAGCGGCAGCATCACCCAACTTCATCGGCGTTGATGTCAAAGCTGACATGTCATCGTTGACGATCAGCTTGTACCCAAAGTCAATACCGATAGATCGGCACTCAACCGCGTAGGTTGCTTTGCCATCTGCCATGCTTGCCATTTCTGGACGAACGGAATCATTCCACACTGGCAGGTTTGGAATGGCTCCCAACTGCATCCGGTGAATGTTTTTGAAGTCGGTCGCTGACTGACCTTGCTTCATTGGTCCTCGCCATGTTGCCGGGACTTCCTGATACCCGATCATCATGGACTTATTGACAGCATCGAGCGTCAGGTTGCTGAATGATCCTGAACCGTGATAGGCAGCGCCACCAGCCGAAGTACGAATGCCTGCCTTTTCAGGGCCAAACATTGCACAGATGGCAATCTGATCGCGAGTCAAACCGAGTGTCTGAACGCCGCGTGACCGAACGTATTCAGCGGCCATGTCGAACAGGGTTGCATGACGAAAATTGTCGGCAGCCTTGCTTCGCTGAGCGGCAGGGTAGTATTTTTCGAGCTTTGCTTCGTTGCCATTTAATGCAGCTCGGCAAGCTGTCAAAGTCAATGCTGATCGAAGATCGACTTCGAGTCGCTCCGTGCCGCTGGAGATGTGGCGAACAGTCACACCGTAACCGATGTTTTCGGTCTGCTTTGCCTTTGCGTCTTTAATGTGCTTCCGCACGGCCGCGATGTCTTCCAGCGATCGGCACGTTTCAACTTCGCCAGGCATGTCGGCCATTTCGCACAGTTCGCGGACATCGACTTCGAACGCCTTGCGAGTTGCAGCCTGATCGGCGATCGCCTGACGGGTCGCATCAGCAACCAGCTTGGCAAGATCGGCAGCGGTCGGCAGAGTTTGAGTCTGCTGACTGCGTTCTTCTTTCTTGACTTCGCCGAGATTACCGGCGTTGTCGATCAACCATCGCTGAGCCTGTTCGTCTGTGTGTTCCGCTGGCATACCTTTTGACACCAGCAAAGCGCGTAGTTCTGGATTCATTGCAAATTCTTCCTGTTCTTCTGAGGACTTGAAACGGACTGCCGCCGGGTCCAGCCCTCGCAGCTTCGCTTGATCATCTGCCCCGATCGGAGTCAACGAGACTTCCCGGAGCCGCCACTTCGTCACAACATTGACCGGCCCTTCATAGGTCCGATTTCCGATTGTTTTCTTTGCCCCGGCTTCAATGTACTGGCGTTTCAGAACGTCATACCCAACGGACACGTCGGTGATATGCCCGTCGCGAACGCCGCCAAGTGCGTCGTCGGATTCTTTGCTTTTGCGGAACACCAGCGTTGCCGTGATTTCGTTGCCGTTGACTTTAATTTCCCGAGCGGAACCAAGCTGATCTTTGACAGATCGGCGTTGATGTGAGTCGAGAAACGGCACTTGCCGATTGGATGGGAACTCTGCTCCGGATGGCACCAGAACTTCCGGAACCATTGCTTGGCGGCCCCAGTCGGGCATGTCCACCGGCTGCTCAGTGCTAATGACCGCTTCAACGCTTCGTGTTTCTTCGTTGAACGTCGCGGCGCGAACGCTCAATGATCGATAATTCGTGTCGGCTGTTGCCTGATCACGTTGGCTTCGCTTACGCATTTATTGCTTCCTCCAGCATGTCGTCCTCGACTAAATCCTCTGGCAATTCTTCTTCGCTGGAGGCTGCCATTTGCTGAACGGCCATTTGATCCTGAGCGTCGATGCCCATGATGTTATTGATGACTTCTGTCGGGATGCCCTTGGCCTCCGCTACTTCGTAAAGCTCGGCAACATCATTCAGCACGTCTCGCCAGTTTACGTTGATTTTGGCGCATTCCATTTGAAGCGAAGAAAGCCCAGCGTGAATTCGTTCGCTGGCTGCTCTAACGTCATCCTTCGGATTGATGGAAAGAGCGACGGGGCCTTGCCAGTTTGCCGATGAAAACATTTCCGGATTAGACTGGAACTCTTCAGCCGACACGATGCCATCGAAGTAACCTTCAAAGACTGCGGTGCGAAGAATCGTTTCCCAAATTGGCTGGCAGTAATGCGACGCAAACCACTCCTGAACGATCTGGATTTCTGGCCAGCAATCGTTGTCCGCTGATCGCTCAGAACTGAATGAACTGTTGCGATAGTCCCCGGTTACAGTGCTGGCTTTCGTGCCTGGCAAAGCTGCCGCCGTGCCTCGCTGAAGATGCTGCACGAACGCTTCCGGGTTCATGTTTGGCTGATTAGGCGAAAGCAACTCGAACGATCCGTCTTTCCCTTTGTTGATCACCATTCCCGGCTGAATTTTATTGATCGTGTTGCCGTCGCTGTCGGTCAGATCAGATCCATCTGCAGAGTTTGAATTGTATTCAGTTCCCTGATTGAGCCCGAGCTTAGTCGCTCCGGTTGGCTTGCTGTAGGCTGCAACCATGCACGAAGCCATCGCAGACGCAGTCAACACGTTGTATTCAAGGTCTTCTGTGCGTCGTGCGCGAAGAATTGCCGACGAAAACCACGGTACACCGCGAACTTCGTCAATGTCTTCCTCAAGGTATAGATGTCCAATCTTGTCGATTGGCACTCGTGTTGCTGTCGCTGGAGCTGCGGCCGCATCAGAAACGAGGTTGTTTTTGACCCAATATGCAACTCGCTCCTCGTTCGCGTTGAATTCGATTCCGCGAAACAGGCGATGCCCCTCCGGCAGTGTGGTTCGCAGGATTTCTGATTCACTGGCGAGTCTGCACGTATCGACCAACTGCAGGACCACCGCAATCGGCAGGTTCCGGCGTAATTGTTCGGCCTGACTGATCGGCTTCATTCGATAGAGCGTATCGCCTGACAAAATCGTCGACCGGAATGCCAATCTTTGCTGGCAGCCCATCGTTAAACCGCCTTTTCCAGGCAGTCCACGGGCATCGAATCCGCTCTGCAACTGCTCCCACAACTGCATTGCACGCTCTCGAAACGGCACATTCGGAGTGCCATCGGCGAACATTGCCAGCGATTCAGGGTGCATTCCCTTGCCGATCACCTTGGCTTCCAAGGATCGGACGATTTTTCGACAGCTTGGATTGTCTCGGTACAGATCCCACGACTGAGCGCGAAGAAATTCGATTCGGCTTCCCGCGACTTCGTTTTCCTTTTGAACAACTCCGCGAAGTGCGTTAAGTCGATTCAGGTTTGCGGCTGCGTACGGACCTTTTGCAGTGCCTAAAAGTTTATTGACCTGCTGAATTGTGGCCCGTGCTTCCATGCGGCGAAGCTGAGCCGCTGGCGAAAAGATGCCGACGATAGAATCAATCAGGCTCATAGGCTCGCATCTCCCAGTGACAGGAGAGAGCACATTGAACCTGTTGAACCCATTGCAACTTCGTCCATTAACTCTTTTCGAGTCTGTCGAAGCTGAGCGAGATCAGCCATTCTCTGCCTACGACCGCCCGGACCCTGATACTCTTGCGAGGTCAAAGCCTTCAAGATTGCGGCGTTAGTCGCGTCGAGAAGATCGGAGGCAGTTGTCATGCTCGCAGTTTGCGAGACTCAATGACAAATGTCCTTACCAGTGTTGCTAGTGTGGCAAAAGAATTATCGCTCACCGTCCAGTCTGACAATCCGATGCTCAACCTTGATCACTTCAAGCTTCACTTCGACTGTCCAGGTGTGACCGCACGGGCCGCGATCGCCCTTTGTGCATTTGTCACACTTGTAGTACCGCGTCCGGCCATGTGTTGAATACGCCGTGCCGTAACCGCCGTTGCCACTCCAGCAAATGGGGCAATGGCGATACTCTTCAATGGTTCGCAGTTGCGGCTTTTCGACTGGAGTTTCCGTAATCTTTTGAACTGGCTTTTCTTGTCTCTGCTTACTCATTCCAGTTCCTTCCGTCCGGCCGCTGCGTTCCTTGGTTAACAATGGTTTTCCCCTGTGTGTAAATCCCAGACCGAGGCGGAAAGCCTCCATTCTCCGACACATACGCCTGAGCCAGAGCAAGCCCGTACCGAATTACGTCACGTAAATCGTTCGGCTCGTTTTCGTGTTTCTTGACCCACATCAACTTTGCATTGCCGCGCGAGTCCATTTTGTCCGCGATCGTGCCGTTGCAAAGCTGTTCAAGCAGGTCAGTATCATTTTCCGAACCAGTGCAGAGCGATAATGATTCAGGTTCTTCTGGTAGTCTCTCATCAAGTCGGGCCTGAAGATCGGTTTCCCAGAAGTCAGTGTTGACCATTAGCAGTTGCTGACCTGCATTGTCGCCTCTTTCAATCTCTGCAAGACGATACGGCAGCCCAGCAAGATCAGTCGATGAGCCTTTGATTGCAAGAAGGCCGGCGTGATCATTGCAAAAGTCGTACGTCTTTTTGGTGTCCCATCCTGAGTCTACAGCCGCCGCATGTGGAAGCATTGGATTGCCGCCGTCAGCGTGGATGAATGGATTGCGAATTTGAGTGTCCCAGATTTCTTGCAACGAATGGTTGTAGCCGTAATCAACCAAATGTGCCCGGCCATCAAGCCCGTGTGCCATGACTCCCCAGACCCGAAACCCGCCGTCAGATGCTTGCTGGTCGATCGTGACGGTCAAAAGCCGAGTCCACTCTGGCAATACTCGCCTCTTCATATCTGTTTTCAGTCGCTCACCAACTATTTCAGGCGTCGACTTTGACCGCCGAATCTCCCACGTCTCGCCAATGTAAGAGTTAACCACGTCCTGCAGATCCTTCGGCCGCTTCTGTGCCAAGATCCACCGGCGCGGAAAGCTACCCCACGTCTCAGTGAGAGCGTACCAACTTGCCAGCGGACCAAATCCGACCGTGTCGGATCCATGCCGCTTGGCTCGTCCGTGAATCTTGCCATCCAGTGTGATCGTGCAGCCGTCAGGAACCCAAACGCCAC